TAGTCCCAAGTGCGTTCATTGCCGGCGCTCCTGAAAGGTGCTGGCAACAAACCTAGCTCCCCAAATACGACATTTCTATTTGGCGGAAACGCGACATTTCTAAAAAGCTCTGACAACAAAAAGTTCGATAATTTATATTATGTTAAATGTTATGCGTAAGCTTCGCCATGACCTCAGGGCAATCAAGGCAGCTTTTCAACTGGCACCGCTTAGCCCTGCAGCACGCTAGCAAGTCCAAAATTGCGCGCTCTTAAACGCCTGCTTCGAGCAGGCGTTTTCTTATGCACCGCAATCTTCCGATACACTCGGCGGCGCCGCGCCTCATGAAGCTCACGCCGCGAATTCCGAATAAACCAGTACAGGTTTCGTATCTCACGCGCGACGACCGCCAACTCCTCGGGCGACCATTCGCGCCGCTCCCACAAGTCAAGTTGCTGCACTGCTGGACGCTCCACTACCGACCAACCGGGGCCGCGCCAAGTCCGATCATCTGCACCTGGACGTAACACACAAGGCGCTAGCACGCGGCCGACTTTGCGAGGATAGGCAATGGCGCCAGATCGTGACGGTCGAAGACGCGGTTGCCGGCGGTTGCAATCTGTTCGACCTTGACGAGCTGAGGCTTGAGTACAGCCCCGAGGAATATCTAAATCTGTTGATGTGCCACTTCATTGATGACACGGCATCGATTTTTCCGCTCGCCGACTTACAGCGCTGCATGGTGGATTCGTGGGAGCTGTGGGAAGACTTCAAGCCGCTGGCTCCCCGCCCTTTCGCTTACAGGCCCGTATGGGTCGGTTACGACCCCGCGTTATCCGGCGACTCGGCCGGCCTGGTCGTGGTGGCGCCGCCGGTCGTGCCGGGGGCAAATTTCGCGTGTTGCACAAAGAGCAATGGCGCGGGATGGACTTCGAAGCCCAGGCCGATGCAATCAGACGCATCACGCAAGATTTCAACGTGGAATACATGGCGATCGATACGACCGGCATCGGCCAGGGCGTGTACCAGCTCGTTCGCCAGTTCTATCCGAACTTGGTCGCGCTCAACTACTCGCCTGACGTTAAGGGTCGGCTCGTGCTCAAAGGTTTGTCGGTGATCGGTAAGGGCCGACTCGAATTTGACGCCGGGTGGACCAATCTCGCGCAATCGTTCATGGCTATCCGCAAAACCATGACCGCGAGCGGGAAGCAAGTCACCTATGAGGCGAGCCGCAGCGAGGAAACCGGGCACGCCGATCTTGCATGGGCTTGCCTGCACGCGCTCGGCAATGAACCGCTAGAGGGCATTACCGCCAACGACACAGGCTTTATGGAGTTCTCAAATTGAGCAAGCGCAGACACAACCACACGCACGCCGCAACGCCTGCGCCGGGCGCAGCACCGCCAGCGCGGGCCGAGGCCTTCACGTTTGGCGACCCGATGCCAGTAATGGATCGGGCCGAGATTCTGGACTACGTCGAGAGCTGGTCTGCCGGCGAGTGGTTCGAGCCGCCGGTGTCGTTTGCCGGTTTGGCGAAGTCGTTTCGCGCCGGTGTGCATCACAGCTCCGCGATTTACTTCAAGCGCAATGTGCTGTCATCCATATTCATTCCACACAAGTTGCTCACGCGCGAGGAATTCGACAAGTGGGCGCTCGATTTTCTGGTGTTCGGCAATGGCCCGATTGAGAAGCAAAAGAACCGGCTAGGCGGTACGCTCGCGCTCAAGCGGGCGCCGGCGAAATACATGCGCCGCGCGACCGATTTACAGCGCTTCTTTCAGGTCAACGGCATACAGGAAAAGCACGAATTCGAACCGGGCGTGATCTTTAACTTGATGGAACCAGATATCAATCAGGAGGTGTACGGCCTGCCTGAATATCTCGGCGCACTGCACGCGGCATGGTTAAACAAGTCGGCGACGATTTTTCGTCGTCGCTACTACGAGAACGGATCGCACGCCGGATTTATCCTGTACATGACAGATGCAGCTCAGAAGCAAGAAGACGTCGACGCGCTGCGCGAGGCGTTGAAAAACAGCAAGGGACCGGGCAATTTCCGCAACCTGTTCATGTACGCGCCGAACGGCAAAAAGGAAGGGATTCAGCTAATCCCGGTGTCCGAGGTCACGGCGAAAGACGAGTTTTTCAACATCAAGAACGTGACGCGCGACGACTTGCTTGCCGCGCACCGCGTACCGCCGCAACTTATCGGCGTGGTGCCGAGCAATACCGGCGGGTTTGGGGCCGCAGACACGGCGGCCGAGGTATTCGGTGCGAACGAAATCGAACCGCTACAGCGCCGCTTTACGCAGCTTAATGAGTGGATCGGCGACGAGGTTGTGCGCTTCAATCCCTACAGCATCAAGCGGGCGGTCGCCGCAGTTTGAGCATCTTGGGGGTAACTCCAACTCAACTTGGCGCCCCCTTATAGATCGCGGTCACGGGGCGCGCTGAGACCCTGCACGTCATCCTTGACGAACTGAGCAGACTCATCCACTAGGATGCGCAGAGCTTTTGCATGAAGGGACGCCGCTTTTACCAGTCCGTGGGACCGATCAGCTTCAGGATAGGCTCTACCGAACAGAGCAACGACGAACATCCCGGTCTCGATTACGAACTTGGTCGCAGAGAGCGAGGAGGCCCGCGAAGTATGAAGAAACTCCATCGACAACCGTGTGCCGTCCAAGGTCGTCTCAAGCCTCATGTTTGAGTAGAGCGCTTCCTTATTCGGATGGGCTCCGAAATCGATCGCCGTTTGATGCATCTCCTTCGCCCATTTCGCTGCACCCTCGCTGATCTCTGAAAGCGCGTCGGACAGTGATGAGAACCTAAATTCCTGGTCCCACTTCTTTCGTTCGCCCCGCGTCTTGGGTTTGTCGTGCCAGCGCTGACAAGCGTCCGGCTTTCCCGCTAGATACCAGCCATACAAGGCCGATTCCACCGCAGCACGCCCGGTTGCATATGCTGATAAACATTGCCCCGACGAGACAAGACGCGCCGAAGCCAGGAAATGGTTATGGGCGGTCATGAATAGAAATCGAGCAGCAGGATCGCCAACCGTGAAGGCGCCCGAAATAGCATAAGCCGAGCATTTTGACAGATCGTCCGCGATGGCGCTGAGTGCTTTTTGCCAACGCGGAACGCGGACGAAACTTGCAAACTCGTTCTTTATCCCAGCCCACTGGAACTCAGACAAGGGGTCGTCTCCCCAGCCAGGTGGTACCTCGTAGTGAATTGGATTCGATGCGGTCATCGTCTTAGCGCTCGTGGTTCCGAAATTGTTCGCGGTCGCGGTGGGGTAGCGCTCGCCAACGTATCACAGAAACCTCAGACATGACGAAGATAGGCCGCCGGTGTGTTATCCGGGCCTACAGCGGGCCGGAGCGCGTCCGGCGCGGTCCGGGGGGCGCCGCGAGGCCGCCAACCGGCTGTAGTGACCGAGGCGGTCGCGGGTCGCCGCAAGATCGCAGTCCCCCTCCCCGCCGGCCCTCCTCTTGGTTGGCTGGTTTTGATGCAGTAGGCCGCCGGTCGCCCCGACGCCAATCTGCGCGGGGTTCCGGGGGATTTCAGGGACGGCTGAGTGAGGCGTTGTGATGCGCGCAACCGGAATTCCTCGCGGTTGGTGAGTTGGCTTCGAATACGTCGCGCATCAACGAGCAATCGATTCCGGGACTACGGCAATCGGGCGATAATCAGCTCAAGGCCGTCGCATGCGTATCGGCATCCTGCTAAGAATTGAAACCACCTATGAACGCCTCCGAGTCGAAAATGCACCCGAACGCCATCGACATCATCAAACGCCACATAGCCGGTGTCCTCAAAAATTGCGTCATAGAAGCTGGATGGCCCAATGTCCGATCCTGCTACCAGCACGTCGAATCACTATCCACAGAGCTACTAAAACATAAAAAAGAATGGATCAACATTGACGATGTTTATAGCATTTTCTTTACAGTGACATACGATCAATTGGCGGCTCAATTAAAATCAGCAGAAGATAAAAATGGACCGCTAAAGGATCTACTAGACGAAGCTGGCATAAAGACCCTCACGGAATATCTGACAAAATTCTACTGCGAGATTCCAATCGCCTATAATATATACCTCAAGATACCCGAGGGAAACATCGCATTCCCATCGCTACAACTGTCCCAAAATTTCGCTCTCGCGTTTTTCTCAAAAGGTGATGAAATTCCGTGGGGAGAGGATCTTCGTCAAGGTGGATTATTGGCAGCGTTAAGTGATCCTTCTCATTTTCACAAACCCAAGGCTTACTTCAAATTCTCGATATCGGGATATTGCAGGAACAACTATAGAAATCAAACTGTGCGCCGCGCCTTGACAAATTTAAAAATCGCAATCTTCCAAGCGCTGTATGCCAACATAATCCGTATATCTGATCGTCGACCTGCGGCGTTCGGATTGCTGGGCGAACTAACGCACCACTCTATCGAAAAGCACTATTTAGAGTGCGTCGAAAAATACCCAATAGCTACAAGAACTATTCGCGTCGAACTACCATTCGATCTAAGTTTATTTCTAAGCAGCCTAGAAATAAACGAAACCAAAAGTTCCCCGCTCGTCCATATTTCCTCGGATCAGCACTCGCTGGTGTTTGGTCGAATTTTCAAAGCGGTATCCGCCTTGATAAATTGCGATAGCGAAAACACCGGGCGAATAAAATCTGCAATCGAATGGTACATTGATTCCTACACCACCGAAAATACCACTATATCGTTTTTACAAATCTGCATCGCGTTGGAAGCAATTTTTGGCGACGACAACGGCCGCGAGGGCATAACAAAAACACTCGCTGACAGATGCGCCTACTTGATTGGAACATCGATACAAGACAGAAAGAAGATTCGAGAAAGGTTCGAAAAACTATACAGCGTGCGCTCAAAGCTCGTCCACGGAAGCGTCGCATCGCTTACCCACGACGAGCGACAGAATCTTGAATGGGGGCGGGAAATCGCAATACAATCAATTCAAAAGGAAATCATGAATCTCAAGCTGCTTTGATGGTATCGATCGTGTCCTTTATAACGCTGAGCAGCAACCGTCCGAGATTGTCGAAACTTCACGATGAATCGCCCCGGGAATCGTGGAGGCTGGTTGGTTAAGTTAACGTGGTTTCACCGGCATTGATTTTAAGTTGCCGATAGTAGTTTGCCTCAGCTTCGGCGGGCGGGATATAGCCGCGTGGTTCCATCAGCCGATGGTGATTGAACCAGGCCACCCATTCCACGGTCACGGAAAGTACTTCCAGCTTCCTTCCGACACCACCTCAACGGTGCCGCTGTCCACCTTTATGGCCGTCTGGTCGTCGATTGCATACGCGGGGCCGCCAATGCCAGCTGCCCAGCGTTCGGCGTTCGGCGTTCGGCGTTCGCCAGTGTGTTCTCGGGCATGAACTCGTTGCTTAGGTGCGGAAAGATTGAGAAGTCGACTATGCCCAAGGTACGGTCGTTCCCATTGGGTGGCCTCCAGTTCACGAAGTCCTCACCGATGCGTGGCGTCATGACCATGCTGCCAGCGCTGACGCCAACCCACACTGTATTCGGCAGTGATGGAAGAAGTGCTGCCAGCCCGGATTGCCTCATCCAGTGGGACAGGTAACACGCGTCACCACCGTCTACGAGTAACGCGTTTGCTTCTCTCACTTAGCCGCAATTCCGGAACCGGATCGGCTTTTTTCTGATGGTCCAACCAACTAGACTCTCGCGCGCTCGCTGTGCTTGCCAGGCGTGTCTGAATCCTGGCCATCGCTGAAGGTCGAGTCTCGCTCTGAGCCCCCTCATTCAAAGAGTCCGGGGGCCGCACGTTGTGGACGAGTCGGTATTGGTAGCTCCGGCGGATACATCTCGAGTCGAGTCCTGTAAGTGTGCCCGCAAGTTACGTCGTCGCATTGAAAATCAATTTCGTAGTGCGTCTCTGACTTTCTTTCCAACGCCCGAGCGATACCGCGAGCGCCACAATGCGCGCAAGCAATAGTGAACCTCACAACCTATTTCCTCTGTTCAACGTAGTCCGCGCGTTCACCGCACCACGCAGCATGGGGGACGGCCTCACTTCAAGCTCCGCGGTGTCGCGCGGCCGCGACGACGCAGATAGTGAAAACAGAATTTCGAGGCCGGCTGGCGTGCGATAGCCGCAGACGTCGCAGACGAAATAGATACGTCGAAGGGTCCCGGACAAACCTTCGGTGTGGCGAGCGTCAATTTCGCCGTCGCAACAAGGACAATCGATCTTCATTTGTGTCATGGAATTCTCAGCTCTATAGGTTCCATTGCCCCCATTGCGCGCCGTCCCCTTCCCCGCTGGCACAGATTTCGTTGCTAACCGGATCGGCCACCCCTGGCCGAACGCTGTACGTACAGTTATTGACACGAGTCCGAGTGTGGCCCCCATTTGCCGGACTCACGCTGAGAACTCGCCCATTTTTTGGGGATACAATAAATAAGTGAAACTTACGTTCGACCCAGTGAAACGGGACTTCACATTCGACGAACGTGGCCTCGCCTTTGAGGATGCTGCACTCGTTTTTGAAGGACAAACGCTGAATATGGTTGATGACCGCTTTGACTATAAGGAGGAGCGCATCATCACCGTCGGTTACCTCGTGGGTCGCATGGTGATCGTGGTATGGACTCAGTGCGGCGATGGTCGCCACGTAATCTCGATGAGGAAAGCAAATGAAAGCGAAG